CATGAATAACCCCCTCTCACACTCCCTTTCACAGTAATACTAAGACCTAGTCGTAATTAGAAACACTCATTAAAATTAAACCCAATTTTAATGAAGGTTGAGGCGGTGATGATTTGCACCGGTAAATTAGCGGGTAATCGCGAAAATTGGCTGGACGGGCTTGGAGACACGGGTCGACACACGAGAAATAATCATGTAGACGATGACCGAAAGGAGGGTGGTGAAGAGGGCGGTCATGCCGTACTGGGTAAAACCATTCTTTGGGGCCTTCACAATTTGGGTGACAATCCAGCGAACGAGGTCCATCCAGGACATCGCCGCAGCGAAAGAGAAACCGGCAACCACGGCGTTGAGCGACTGTGTTTCGAGCTCGGCAGAGACGATCGCAGCGGTATCGAGGGCAGTGTCAATAACACCAGACATTGTAAACTTTTATAGTATTAATTGGGAAAATTATTCTGGAAGTAAATCCTCCTTTTCTATTTTTTTGTACTTGGTCTTCCTGAGTGTTTTCGTTTTCGTGAAGATTGGTTCATCGTCGGATGATTCACTCGAACTTGATTCACATTCGTAGGACTTTAGTTTATCATTTGAGAAAGACCACGCCTCAGGCTCCCATGTGCTCATTACTATTGATGGCATTTTTTAACATGTGTTCTGCCGGGCTCTGGGGTTCCCAGGTATCCCAACGGTCGTACGCGTCGTTGATCTGGATAATCTTGGGGTCGACCCCCGAATACCTGACGAAAGTGGGGCATTCTTCTTCTGCAACTTCTTCAATCTCGACTTCATCCTCAGATTCCTCGTCATCGTACACCTCTGGGAAAAAGGATCCAATCTTCTGACCAACTGTGTACATAGCACAGTATTTGGATGCATATTCCATGTCTTCTGGAAGAATCACATCTCTTCCACAAGCCTTGCAGTATTCAGCCGCCAACACCATACTGTTCTCCATAACGGGCATCATGATGTCAATCATAGTGTTCATGTAGTTGGTGGCTTGGGTATCCCCCGCATCACCGAATCCAGTTTGCATATTCATCTTTAATGTTTAGTATCAAAAAGAGTTTCTGCAATTCCCTCGTGTACTCTAAGAATGTTATAACTCTCGGCGTAGACACGAAATTGTCTGCTAAAATCGGGGCACGTCGTCAGACTTAGGTTTACAACTTGCTCTTTTACCAAACTGAAATTAACCTGCCCCGTCGGGTACCACTCCTCCGGTTGAAGAGCGAAGCTGTACGAATAGAACCGCCTGATGAGTTGGGTCTTTGAATGGTGAATGGCAGCTTGGACACCCTTGAGAAATGGAACCGTTCCAGTATCTTTCGTCAGAATGTCCTGTCCATCCAAACTCAGCGTCAGGTAATCCAAGTTTTCGTACAGTATATACTTACCATCTTGAACCTCCGCGGTGTTGTCATAATCAAAGGGTGTCACAAAATTACCCTGTGATGTTCCATCCCCAGTGGTCCCCTGACGTTGAATGACAAAATACAACTCCTTCACCGGATTTACGAAATCCAATTTAGCTCTGAGACTGTTTTCCCCTAAACCGATACTGAAAACATCCTGTTGGAGTTGGGTAATGAGGTAATCTCTGGGGGTGTTTTTTATTTTCAGACGCTCGGAGGAATCCAAAAATACCAGATCCACACAAAGTTGAAAGTCTTTTATTTTCAAAATCTCAGTTAATGTCGGAAGATCTCCCACAGAAGATATGACCAGTTCTCGGGCGTCCCTCAATTTAAATTCCACCTCGACTTCCTGTTTGGTGATTGCACACAGGGGTATAGCGAGTTCTGGGTGATTGTAAAAGTAAAATGGTAAATCGACAAAAAACTCTTCATCTTTCTTTGAACCCAACGTACCACGGGCTATAATCCCTGGGACGGAAACTCTCGAGTCGCTGGTCTGTAAAGGATATTTACCTATAAGTCTTTCGAGAGCAATCTGTTTTGTTTGGGTGACGTAGTGTTCCGAATATATCTGAAGATAATCACCTGTCAAACGTTGAATTGTCTTACCCCCCACAATGAGATCCACATACTCGATGAGAGCGTGTCCCACAGATTCAATATAATTGACACCAACCGTTTCTATTTGTGGAAGTGAAACCTTCAAACTTAGGGTTTTTAAAAGGTCTCCCGCGTTTTGTGGAACTGTAAAACGAATCACCCCCCCAAAATCAACTGGATTTTGTGGCTTGATGTCGATATACTGATTTGAAAAGTTAGAGTGCTTCTTAAAACCCTCCAAAAAGTGTGTGTAGTCTGGATTGTCTGTGAAGAACCTGTCTTGGGATCCAGATGTCAAAAGTTGAATGCGTCCAGCCATTACTATTATATCCACCTAAAATTTTAATCCGGCTAAACCACTCCCAATACTTAATATATTATAGTTTACTGCATATATTCGGGTATCGTTGGCTGTCACACCATCGTCAAATGGAATAATTTTAATTTTAAACAATTTGTGGGAAATACGACTCATATTGACCTGCCCCGTTGGATAATGGCGCTCTGGATAAAGTGAAAATGAATATATTCCAAATCTTTGGAATACATAGTTTGCTTTTTGCGTTGGTAGTTTGTTATCTAAAAGTGGACTATTGATGTAATATTTAAAGGGTTGTTCATATGTAAAAAACTTTCCACTTTGATTAAAAACAACCTCATTGTTGAAACGAAGTTCGGCGCTAACAATTTCATTTGTGTCCATCGGAATGTTATTTAATTTATCAGTTTCCGATTGAGAAATAAATAAAAGTTCTTTGACTGGATGTTTAAAATTCAACATTACAGATTTTTCCACTTCCCCAATTTTCATCTTAAATTGGGACATTTGTACCTGAGTGATAACATAGTCTAATGGGTGGGTCATGAGAAAGTTTCTCTCATCTTCACTTAAATATACCACATCTGTGTCCAACGAAAATTGCTTGATTACCCCAGAAATATCCCTTTCATACCTATCTTCCAAACCATCACCAAGGGCATCATCACCGTCATTCAGACCCCCGGGGTTAAAGTACTGGTTAAATATCGTTTCACCACCAAAAACAAGCTCCTGTAAACGCCTAATTTTAATTCTGACCGACACCCGTTGTTTTGTCAGGGCGCATATCGGGATCGCGAGGGTGGGATTTCTATAGAAATAGAAGGGAATGTCCATGAAATATGTGTATGTCTGTGTATAAGGTAACTGTCTAAGATGTCCGTTTAAAAAGTACAACGTTTGGTTCACATCGTCGTCGGTGTTATGGAGTTGTTGATGCATACTAATGTATTCACCAGTTATCTTCTCGATAACCTGTCCACCTATGAGAAGTTCGGCATACTCCACCAGGTGGGATATAACCCCCGGGCACCACACGGATGAATTGGTGGGCAGTGCATCGGGTTGGGGATCTTCGAGTGTCACTTTCAGGGTCATATTTTTTATGAGATCCCCGGTATCCCCTGGAAGTGTACATTCTACCGTCCGACCAAATTGAATATCACCATCGAATTGGTTTTCTACATAATCTACGGAAAACTTTGTGTGTCTCTTGAAATTCATCAGGAAGTATGAAAATTGTGGTTCACCCGATAACCACTGATCCTGAATACCAGTGGCGGCAAGTCTTAAACGACCAGCCATTCCTACAGTATGTGAGTAAAATTTTGCGAAATAAAACGAGACACTACATTAGAATGAACCTTCAGTTGAGGAAATTCAAACCCGAATCTATCACGGATGACAGGGTTTGTGTGTTCATAGGTAAGCGTAATACTGGTAAATCCACGTTGGTGAAAGATATCATGTTCCATAAAAAGCATCTTCCAGCGGGGATCGTCCTCTCGGGGACGGAGGAGGGGAATCACTTTTACTCTGAATTCATTCCCGATCTCTTCGTCTATGGAGACTACGACCGAGACGCTATAGAGAGGGTGATGGCGAGACAGAGGAAATTGGTGGGCGCAGGTAAAACAAACTGCGGAGCCTTCATGCTCTTGGATGATTGTATGTACGACTCCAAGTTTCTAAAGGATACCTGCATCCGCCAGTGCTTCATGAATGGACGCCATTGGAAGATCTTCTTCATGTTGACGATGCAGTACGTGATGGACCTCCCACCGGCACTTCGCGCCAACGTGGACTATGTCTTTATACTCAGGGAAAACATTATTCAAAATAGAGAAAAGTTGTACAAGTCCTTCTTTGGTATCTTCCCCTCCTTCGACATGTTCTGTAAGGTGATGGATGCGTGCACCGAAAACTATGAATGCCTCGTGTTAGATAATACCGTGAAATCTAACAAGATACAGGATTGTGTATTCTGGTACAAAGCCTCCCTGCGGAAAAACTTTAGAGTTGGGGGACCCGAGTTGTGGAGACTCCACAAGAAGATGTACAATCCCAAACACCTCGAGCAGAAGGAGGAGGATGCCAAGAAGGCCACCAAGAAGACAGCCCTAACGATCACGAAGAGGAAATGACGAATAAAAACTCGGTGACATTGTTTGATCTATTTTTTAAATTACGACTCCCCTTGTAGCAACTGTAATCAATCTCAATTTTCTCGTACACATAGGGTTCGAGAATCTCATCCCATTCAGAGGGAGTGATGAAACCCTCATTGTTGTACGAAACCAGGGTGTGCTTAGCCTTTCTGGTAGCCACCCGTAGGGTATGTATCATAGCTTCTTTGACCATACGTTTAGAATTGTATGGACTTCTGTTCCAATCACATGGAATACCTGAAACTTTCGAAATTGTTTGAGGTCTCTCATTTGTACACACCAAGTTTAACATGAAATAGTTTGAACCGTAGGGGTGCTGATTATAGGGTGGGTCGAGATATATAAGATCCACCTGTGGGAGGTTTTCCATGAATTCACAGGCATCCTTCCTATGTACCTCAACTTCTTTGACACCCATGTTCCAAATAGGGCATTGGACTTCTATCCTCTTTATAATCCTATCCAAAGCATTACCACCCTTACCACCCCACCCACCCTTATGGAAGCCCTTGAAAACACCAGATGTATTCGTATGGATACTGGCCTTTACGACGAGTGCCCCCAGACAGTAGGACTTTAGGTGTTCTGGGACATGTGTGTGGATGTAATCCAACATTCCATCTATACGATTTGCATTTTCCCGTGTATAAAAACACCTTTCATCTTCCCGTATGTCCGATGAGTCTCGGGGGGCGTAGAGTTCGGAAAAGAAACCATCCCTATCAGGGCATGAATTCATTTTATCTATGTGCACCCCAATTTCTCTACGATCATCTTCAGAGGGTGTTTGCAAAAAACATCGAGACAAGACTTCACAATAAAGTTCAAGATCGTTCACATACATCTTATCACATTGGGACAATAACATTCTCGAAACAACACCAGAACCAGAAAATGCATCAACACATGTTTTGGGATTTAGTTTTTCTACAATTTGTTGTATTTCGGAAACCAACTTTCGTTTATTACCTATATATGTAATCATCGGCTGTTCGATGTATTCATTCATCTCTACCATGGTATCTAATAATTTCCTTAAGTGCATCTCTGACTACATGCTTCATCACACTCACTCTCTCATCGGTAGTCCACATTGAAGTTCCTTTTGGGAATTCATTCCATTTATGTGCCTTGACACAGAATGTCGCGTGACAGGGATCTACAGTTTCACGGGAAATATTGATTTGTCGTGTCATTTCATCTACATCAAATACGTTTGTAGCATTTTTTTCCCAAACAATTGGTTCACGCCCAAAGTTTGAAATGGGACCAATTCTATGTATGATAGTTTCGCAGCTATGGAAATCACAACCCGCCGTGAAAACGATGTATGGACTGACGGGTAGGTTTTTAAACAGATGCCAGGAAGCGTTTATATTTTTAAATGCACGTTCAATGGCGTTCCCCGTCGACTGTCTTTTACGGCCGTCGTCATTTGTACCCTGGTACTTATCCTCAACAACGAGAAAACAATATTTTTTATCCCCGAGGGTGATAAAAAACAATCCACCATCGGGGCTTATGAAAGGTTCGCTTTCACATTTTTTATCCAACGTTGGAATGAGTTCACTCCGTCCTATTGTTTTTTGCCAACTAAATATACCACCATACACCGGGACGAGTGAATTACAAAAGTCTTTAATCTCATCGATGGCGGGTTTTAAGGTTTTTTCGGATTTTATACATATATCACCAGCGATGGTGGAACCCAGGTGAGCAGTTTGTAGATGAGACATACTTGGTGTATACACTTTTGTTAGAAGACTTAGGTTTGCGTCATAGTTTTCATCCAAAAAAATTGGGGTATATTAAATGGCTTCCCCCCAAGTGAATACATTGAATCTCGCGGATAACGGTGATGGGATGGTTCCCATTAATTCCAACCCAACCACCTCATTCGTGAATAATCACCCCGAAAATAATATT